TCTGGGCTGCGCTGTTCTACCAACAGCGAAACGCGCCGAGCGGATTCGCAGGGTATGGCGACGGCGCCGAGATCGTCGGCGACGTCCTCGGATCGAAAAAGGCCGACATTTATCGCATGATCGGGCTACGCAGGCCGGTGACCGCGTGACAATCCCCGAAGCCCTCGACGAGGTCGTCACCGTGCTGCGAGACGCGGGCCTGACCAGAGCCACGCGCGATGCTGGCGCGTTTTTCCCATCGCCTATCGGCGTTCTGGTCGGAATGCCTAGTCTGACCAGCTCGGGCCTCGGCTCGCGAACGATCGAGGTCCCGGTCCACGTCATCAGCGCCGACCCGCCGAGCCCGCGCATCCTCGGACTCATGTACGCCGCCGCCGACATCGCCGCGCAGGCCCTCGGCATCGACACGTACAGCCCCAGCACGTACTCCGGAAATATCAACGCCGAACCCCTGCCCACTATCGACATGACCGCCGTGGTCACGATCCCCTACCCCGCACCCTAAGGAGCACCATCATGCCCGTCACCGACTCCCGCCTCGGACCCGGAACCCTCGTGTTCGACTCCACCGAGGACTTCAGCGTCCAGGTCTCGAGCTGCAGCCTCACGCCGTCCACGAACGAAACGGACGGCACCGCCACGCTCGCCGAGCCGACGCCCGCCGCAGAGGTCACCTTCGACTGGAACCTGACCGGCGACACCATCAGCGACTGGTCCGACTCGGCTGGTTTCGTGAACTGGGCGATGGACAACGCCGGAACCGAGGTCACCTTCGCGTTTACGCCGTCCACCGCCGCCGGCGTCGACTACACGGGCACCGTGCAGGTCCGTCCCATCCAGATCGGCGGCGACGTCAGCGCGCAGAGCGTCGTCAGCTTCGAGTTCCCGCTCACCGGCGCACCGACGCGAGCCTAGGCCATGATTCGCGTATCGGGGAAGGTGACCTACAACGACCAGCGCGTCGTCGACTTCGACGGTGGTATCAACGCGCTGGCGTCGTGGGAATCGTACGCCCAACGAAACCAGCTCGACCCGGACCCGCAGCGGTCGCCGATGACGTGGACGCTGTACGTAGCGTTCGCCGCCCTCGGCGCCACCGTGGGCGCCGGCGTTGGCTTCGAGAAATGGCGCGAAAGCGTGGCCGACGTTCAGCTCGAGGCCGATGACGTAAACCCTACCGAGACGGCAGCGTAGGGCACCTCGTGGCCGTCATCGCTGTCGAGACCGGCATCGCCCCCAGCGTGCTCTGGATGGAAGCGCCCGAGGATCTGGCCACAATGGTCAGCGTCCTCGAGGCGCGAGCCAAGAGGCAGGCATAGTGGCCCGCGCGCGTGGTCCGGTCGTGTACGTCGACGACTCTGACGTGCAGCAGCTCTTCCGCGCCCTAGGCCAAGTAAATGCTGACCTACGCAAAAACACGAACGTGCAGCTGCGGCTAGCTGCGAAGGAATGCGCGTCAGAGCTCGCGATGCTGCTGAAGGTTAACTTCGTCGGCGCGCCGGCACCGCAGACAAAGCTGGTGGAGCTCAGTGTCCGCGTCAAGAGTGACCGGACGCCCGTCGTGCAGATCGGCGGCAAGAAAAAGGTGGGACGCGCGTACAAGAGCCGCAAGGGCGGCAAGGTCCGCGCCTCCGCCGGCGAACTCTTGTGGGGCGTCGAGTACGGCGACGCAAAAGGCCGGTTTGCGGCACGCAACGCCGATGGGTACTGGATCAAGCCGACGGTGAAACAGTTTTCCGAGACCGGCGCGATCCCGAAATACAAAACCGCCGTTATCCGAATCCTTAACGATGCGGGGGTGCTCTAGTGGCTGGCGCAGCTAACGTGATGATTAAGATCGGCGCGAACGCCGGCAACGCTATCGGCGAGATCGGAAAGGTAAATAAGGCCCTCGGCGATCAGATGACCAGCAGCCAAAAGGCTGGCGTGGCGATCCGTAAGGCAGCCGTGCCCGCCGGTCTCGCGCTCGCCGCGCTCGGCGCTGCAGCGATCAGCTGCGCGAAGGCTGCCGCCGAGGACGAGGCCGCGCAGGTCAAGCTCGCCGGCGTCCTCGAGCGAACCGCCGGCGCCAGCGAATCCGCAATAGCCGCCACCGAGGAATACATCACCAAACTATCGCTAGCTACGGGCGTCGCCGACGATGATCTGCGCCCCGCCCTCGCGAAGCTGGCAACGGCGACCGGCAGCGTCACGGAGGCCCAGCAGGGTCTAGCGGTCGCGCTCGACGTGAGCGCCGCCACCGGCAAAACGACCGACCAGGTATCCAAGGCCCTTGCAAAAGCGTACGCCGGCAACGGCGCCGCCCTCGCGAAGCTAATCCCAGGCATTGACGAGGCCGCTGTCAAGTCTGGCGACTTTGCGAAAATCAACAAAGAGCTGGCCAGGCTGACTGGTGGCGCCGCCGCCGACGCCGCCAACACCGCCGCCGGCCAATACAAGATTTTCCAACTGACCATCGCCGAGACGCAGGAGGAAATCGGCATGGCGCTGCTGCCGGTCCTCAAGGATCTAGCGCCCGTGCTGGTCCGCATGGCGACCTTCATCAAAGAAAACAGCGACGTGCTGGTCAAGTTCGGCGCGGGCATCGCAGCCGTCGCCGGCGCCGTCGTCGCGATCAACGCGATCATGACGGCGTTCGGCGCAATCATGCAGGTGGTAAAGATCGCCCAGGCAGCCGCCACCGTCGCCCAAATCGCCTTTAACATCGCGATCACCGCGAACCCGATCGGTCTGATTATCGTCGCGATCGCTGCACTAGTCGCGGGTCTGATCCTCGCCTACCGCGAGTCCGAAACCTTCCGCCGCATCGTGGACACACTATTCGCGGCGATCAAAACCGGCGTGTCTGCGGCGCTCCGCCCATTCATCGAAAACTGGGACAGTATCCGCGAAAAGATCCAGCTGGCGTGGGACCTCATGAAACGGTTCTGGCCGATCCTTCTGCCCGGCGGCGCCTTCTACGTAGCGATCCGCGAGATCGAGGACCGCTTCGGCGTATTCTCGAGCGCAATCGACGCAGTCCGCACCGCCTTTAACTATCTCGACACGAGTATCGAGCGAGTTAAGGGCGCTATTAGCGGATTGTGGAAAGCCGCCCAGCCCGTTTTCGCAGACCTTAAGGCTGCGATCGGGACGTACCTGACGCCGCTGCAGCGCGCGTTCGAGGCGATCCGTAGCGTGGTCGACGCGATCGTGACGGCAATCTCCAAGATCCGGCTGCCGAGGATCACCCTGCCGGGAATCGGTACGATCGGCGGCGAGAGCATCAGCTCTAAGAGCCTAGCCTCGAGCGGGACGTCATCGCAGACGATCAACGTCACCATTAACGGGCCGATCGACGCCGACTCGACCGCTCGCGAAATCCGCGCGATCCTGCAGCAGTACGACAACAGGTACGCCGTCGCATGATCCAATACATCTACATCGACGGCGTCGAGGTCGAGCTCGACACCGTCGCCCACGACGTCGCTATCACCGTCGGCAGGAAAGACACCACCACAACGTACGCGCCGAGCAGCTGCCGGATCACGTTCTATGACGTCATCGCCGACACCTATACCGCTCTAGTCGGTAAAATCCTCAACGTCTACAGCGGCGAAGGTCGCAATTTTGGCGGATTCATCACCGACGTCCGCCTCAGCGTCGCCACCGAAACCAGCGGCGCCCGCTGCGACATCATCGCCGCCGGACCATCCAGCCGCCTCGGCCTGTTCCAAGTGTCCACCCTCGGCTACGCAACTCAGACCGTAACGCAGCGCCTCGCCAGCATCAGCGGCGACATCTTCGCGCTCGACAACACGGTCAAGTTCACGAACCAGCTCGGAACAGACGAGGGTCTCTACACCCTGTCGGCAGAACCCGCCGGCACCTTCTCCGGCATCAGTGGAATGGTGGACGTGCTCGAGCAGGTCGGCGGCTGCCTCTACGACTTGCCAAACGAACCACTGGCAACCGTCACACCCACCGGCATCGGCAACGTCGCCTACTACACCAACGATTATTTCAGCGCCGAATACTACGAACCGTCCGCCAGCCAGGTCGCCTTCGCGCCAATCTTTGACCAGTCCGCCCAGATAATCAACGCGATCACCGTCGCCTATGACACCGGCACCATCACGCGCAGCAATGCCGCATCCCAGACCCTGTACGGACCTCGAGCCCGCCTCGTGTCGACAAACATCAACAACTCGACCGACGCCACTGATCTAGCCGACGAGCTGATTAGCCGAGCCCGGCGCCCACGCTGGTCAATGAGTGACGTGACCATCGAGCAGGGAATGCTCGAGATCCCGGTTTTTCAGATCGGCGGCGAGATGAACATTACAAACCTACCCGCCGGCTCGCCGACGTCCAACTACGTCGGCATCGTCCAAGGATGGGAACACCGCTACACCAACGGGACCCACCGCACGACCTACTACCTCGCCGACCCCGCCGAAGTAGGCCAGGCACTGCCGTGGAACAAAATCCCCGACACCAGCAGCTACCAGTGGGACAGCATCAACCCGACGGTTATCTGGGATAACGCGCTCACCCTGTCAGACATCGAAGGAATCGCCATATGAGCAACGTCACCCCCAACGGCAACTACCCCTACCCAGACCCCAGCGACCCGGTCACCGACTACCCCGCAACCGCGAGCACCTTTGCCGGCTACGTCGACAACCTCCCCAACCGTAACGCAATCATCAACCCCGTCATGGACATTTGGCAGCGGGGGACCAGCTTCTCTAACCCCGCGACCGGCTCATACACCGCCGACCGGTGGCGCATTGACTACGACGGCACCGGCGGCACGCGAACCGTCGAACGCAACACCATCAGCCTCGGCACAAACCTGCCCAGCGGTATCCAGGGAAAATACTTCATGGAAGTAACCCTCACCAACGCAGGCACCGCAACAACGCAGAGCATCAGTCAGCGCGTTGAACGAGTCAACACC